CATTAACTAAACGTCTTGTTGTAAAACTAATGTCACTTACAGGTGTACCTGTATTGAATGGCTCTTCACCAATGTTAATAATTTCTTGGAATGGTCCGTTAATATACTTTGACTGACCGTCTGTTGTTCCAGACCCAGCACTTGCTTTAGAATAAACATCTGGAGCACCAGCTTTTAGTCCGCTAATAGTTCCAGCACCTATGTTTAAATTATATTCTGTAAGACTAGCAATGTCTGGACCTTTAGTAAAGTAAACTACAACTACATCACCAAGACCGCTATCATAAAAGTCATACTTACCTGTAACAGTACCAAAGTTATTTGTTGCGGCACTATTAGTAAGAACTTTACCTGGTACAAATGCACCTGCATTACCAGCATTAGCATCTAAGTATAAAGAGTACGTGCCTGTCAAACCTAACATTTGATTTGCATCGCCAGTACTAATTTCAACGTCTCTTAGTGTTTTGGCTTTCTTAACACCTTCTGATCTACTGTCTACATAATCTTTGTTTACAGCGGTTGAACCTGATGTTAATAGTAAATCAACTGGAGCAAGATCAACTAAGTTATTCTGCCCCATGCTTTGATCACCAGTAAATGCTTTAGCACCATTCTGTGTAATAACACTTGGTCCTAATGGATTACTAACTTCTACACCTTGTTGATCATAACCTAAACGTCTGTTTACATATCCTCTAACAGCACTTTCAACTGGAACAGTGTCATTAGCATTGTCACTCATTGCACTGTCTGTTGAAAACTCAGTAACAACAACACCACGTTTAAAGCCAATACCGTCTACATCTGACAATGCAATACTTGCCGCAAATGTAACTGTACCTGTACCTTGGTCAACTGTAAAGAATCTACCTACACGGAAGAAACCATCTTGGTCTGTACTTACAAAGAACACTCTACCTTTGTTACGTTCATTTATTTCGTTTGCTTGGTCTGCTTCTCTTGCAGGGAAACCTAAAATAACGTTTGGATAGTTTGTTTGGTTAAATGACCCTGTACCAATGTCTAAGAAGTCATGTCCTGTTGCTCTACATGTACTAATTTGTATAGTAATCTTAGCAGGAGCACCATCTTGTAATCCTGCTCTAAGAGTAATTGGGGAATTAAAGCCCTGTGTAACTGGTTGCGAAATACCTGTTGCAACACCTGTAACGTTTGTATCTTTAACTTGAACTAGTGTTGGAACAATGTTTACTAAACCTGTTGCAAGGTCAGTCATTGTACTATAACTGGCGCCTGCATCTACACTTATTTCAAGAGCGCCTGTTGTGTTAAATGCAACACCTGACCAGTCATATAAATCAAGCACTTGTTCGTTAACTTGTTTTACTTTAACTTTACCGTTTGCACTAGTATTACCAACCTGTCTAACAAGAACTTGTCTTTGTGCTAAGTTAAAGAATACATCTCTATCCCAACTTGCTTTTTCATTTAATGTAAGTTTTACTTCACTTACTTCTTTTAGATCAACAAGAGCATATGTGTGATCTTCACTAAATGTAGTTTTTACATTGTGAACACCAGATTCAATTTTAACTTCTCTATAGTTACATATAACATGCTTCTTACCTCTCCATGATATTACCTTAGGTAATTCATAAGTGATACTAAAGTCTCTACCTGTATCATCTGTAGGAATACTTTGGAACTGTGCATCAGTATCAAAGTTGTTGTTTAGTCTCCAAATATCTTTAAGTTGAGTAAGTACACTAATAGCAATAGTTGTATCGCCTTGTGTGTTACCTAGTGTTGTTGAACTTACAGAAGGGTTTACAGTTGACCCAGCTGTTTGAATATATGTAGGATCAACTAATAATCCAACGTAGTCATATGTAGCATCAAAGCCTGTTAGTGCTTCGTCATCTTCTAATAATGCTCCTGCACTGTTGTTAACGCCAAAACTAATTGATCTGTAAGTGTCGACCGGATCGTCATCAAAGTTAACAGCCGTACTAGGACGAATAGTTAAACTTCCTACACTTTCAATATCTCTAAACAAGTGAGTTTGGTTGTTCCTAATATCAACTGGCTTGTTAATTGGAATATCTGCAAGTAGACCATCATTATCAAACTGATCATTTGATGTACTAAAGTTTAACTTGTAAACCTGGCCATCTCTCTCTGGAGTATATCCTGCAATGCTGTTAATACTACCACTAATAGTCATTCTTCTAATGCTACCAGTTTGTATACCGCTGTCTATATTAGCTGCACTTCTATTAATTTCTGTTACTGTAACAGTTGCATTATTGGCTGGGCTAGTACCACCTAGTTGTGTACCTGCAATAGTAAATGTATCGCCTATCTTGTAGTGATCGCCTCTTTCAGTACCAAATATACTTACGCCATATATACCGCCATCTTTGTTTGCTTTGCTAACAACAATAACTGCTTCAGTTGTTTCACTTACTGGTCCTAATTCATTAACACCAATAACGCCATTTACGTTTGGTGTTCTTGCTACAGGTGTAAATGTATATTCTGTATTGTCAATAGTATAACCGTCAACTAAAATACCATTTACCTTTTGAATGTTTGCTACTTCGTAACGTGCAATTCTGTTGGTTGGTGTAACTCCGTCATCATGATAGTAATCAATTTCACCTTTGTTACTTGGAATATGTTCTAAGTCGTATACATGTACACTTAACTGTGTTGCAATGTTAGTGTAACCTGTTGTGTCGACCTTTGTTATATCTGCACCACTGTCTACGTTGTTAACAAATATACTAGCACCTACAGTGAAACTGCCACTTGTGCTGTCTAAGTAAAGTTTTTTACCTACGGATGCAAACACTGACGTACCACTAGCACTTGGAGTTGAAGCTGCGTTAGCAATAGTATCGCCTGCGGCAACACTTACGTTTTGATCTAATTCAAGTACTGTGATTGCTGAGAACGTTTTAGCACTCTGCATCATGTCGTCTTTTAAGACAACGTCATCTGGTACTTCGTTTGGATCTGAACCTTGTGCAACAAGACCGTATACACCGTTTGCGTTTGAGCCGTTTAGTGATCTAATCTGTCCACCGTTACCTGCATAGTAGGCTGTATGACAGTAGTATGTAAACATACTAACCATTTCACTTAAACCACCGTTGATAGTAACAAGACCGTAAGCTAGGTCATTAACCTGTGTAAAGTCGTTACCAAGTTGTGATCTGTTACCTGCTGTTTGTAGTGTAACTGGGTAGCCGCCTGCCGGTATTGGAAGTTCAACTGTGTCCCAACCTACAGTTACATCTGGGTCTACATCACTTACTGGTCCTGATGTTGAATCAAGTATAAGTGTTGCTGTTGGTGCAAGTAATCCACCGTCGTTGTAATCTGTTATATCGTTAACTTGATATCTAATACCGTTAATATAGAACGGTGCAGGTGTTTGTGGTTTTCTAATTGATAAACCACTTCCTGGGTCTGCTGTAACTAGAAGTTCAAAGCCATTTGCTTGAACAGCCGTTACTTTTATCGGAGTGTTAGCACAGAAAGCATCAACTAGCATACCACCTCTAAACGCTTGTTGGTTTAGTGATTGTGAAAAACTTGAACCTGTTTGTATGTATGGTGATTTAGTAAGGATTTGTCCTGTTGGATCAAGCACACACATAAATCCACCATGACCTTGTACAGTCATGTTACGTAAAATAGTAGCATCATTCATTAAGAATGCATCTAATTGAGTTGAACGTTTTGCAGGGTTCCAGTCATCGTTAGGTGTACTGTCATTACCCCATTTAAGTAATTCAAATAAGTCATACACTAAGTTACCATTGCCTGCTATAGATGCGCCACCTGATAGGTTAGCATTTATATACTGTGTTGGATGATCTGCACCTTTGTATGCTGTATATAATGAGTTGTTGTACGCATTATTAATAATAACATTCTGTATTACATCGCCTGCGGCAATAATACTTTGATATCTTGGTGTTGCTTCATTACTATAATTAATTCCGTCGAAGAATATACTACCTTGTATGTGTAGTGTGTTAGTGCTTCCGCCTGTACGCAAGTCATTTGCAATAGCGTCAACTAAACTACCAATTGTTCTTCTATATCTGTCTTTTGCTGAGTTACTCCATACAACTCCAGCATACCCTGAAAAGTTTGCATCGCCAGCATTGCTTTGTGCTTTTGCATAGTCTAAGTATGCAATGTTTTCAGCAATAATAAAATCTTTGTTCTTCTCAATTAAAACGGCCGCATCGTTATATTGACCTGTGTTAGTAATTGCAAGTGCTCCGCCGTTGTCAACGTTTTTAGTTAAGTTTGGATTGTAAAGGTAGTGTCTACCAAAGTAACCATCTGTTTCGCCTGATAGTGGATTGATGTATGCTTCACCGTCTGTCGGTAAGTTAGGATCACCTGTGCCAGTAATACTGTCATTGCCACCTGTTAGCCCGTCAAATGTTTTGTCTCTATAAAAATATGTTGTTGCCCATGGTGACTGTGAAACTTCTGCTTTTGGTCTAATAATAACTCGTCTAAATTCGTCACCAACTAGTGATACGTTTGCAGGAACTTTAATTGGATAGTCTTCAAAGTATTGTCCAGTTTCAATTCTAACAGTAATTTGTCTATTGTTGACAATGTTACCCATTTCAAGTTGTTCACCTGTTGTAAACTCTTGTGCTGATAACAGTTCTAGTTCTGCTAGGTCGTCTAATGAACCAGGATTATTTACGTTATCGTTACCAGGGAAGTATCTAATGATTTTACCAATAGCACCACTTGTCTTACCTCTAATAACTTTACCTACTCGTAAGTCTCTATTTTTTGGATCACCTTGGTCTACTTTACCCTGTGTTACACCGTTTACTGAGTTACTAAAGAACAATTCATATCTATTACCTGTTCTTGCTACTGGTGCTGTAAATACTCCGCTAGTAACAACGTCTCTTTGTACAGCTAAGTTTGCTGTAATACTACCTGCGTCATCACTGTCTGGTTGATTAGAACCGTATGTAATTATGTCTTGAGTGTAAATTGTTTGTAGTGAAGTAAACGGAGTATTAGTAATTACACTTGCTGTAACTGTTCTTGCTCTTTCTAATAAGTGTGCGTAAACATTTTTTAACAAACCTGATTGTGATCTAGTATATTCGTCATTGTAAAATTCAACACCAACTCTTACACTAAGGCTTTGTGCAAGTGTACCAGCAACATGATCTAACAATGCCGCTGTAAGACCTTTGCGTAGATCTAATTCTAATGCTCTATCTCCAACAACTCTATTGGTCCAGTTTACAGTAGTTGTACCTACTGTTGTAGTTGCTTTAGATGTAATCTGTGCATCTTTCCATGCAACAACTTCAGCAATAATATAGTTTAAGTTTGCTTCAACAAGTGTTTTAGCATTGCCTCTACTGTCTAATCCGCCACCAACAGCAAATCCTGTTTGTGTTACTTGTGAAAGTTCAATTGTTGGTGCTTCGCCTTCACTTACTACACGTGAAGTAAAAATGTCTTGCATATATGGACCAGGTTCAAACGGTGATGCAATTTGTATCTGCTCTGCTTTACGTGCCGCTGCACCAATTGTTTTATATGCGTATGCTAATGAACTACCTTCCTTACCTGGAGGCGCAACACTTTGGTCATCGCTACCAACTGAGCTTACAAAAATGTTTGCACTTGATTCTGTTGACTGACTGTCAACATATAGCTTTGATACCGCTTGTAAGTCTGCAAGGCCGTTTGGAGTACCAGCACCAGCAAGATCACCTGGATGATCATGTAGTGTTAGTGGCCCTTCCATTGTGTCACCTTGTCTACGTGTAATAGCATCACGTGGCATAACTTGATGACTTAGGAAGAATCCTTCTAAATCTGCATCATACCCTGCATCAGTAATGCTTAAAGCTGCACTATCAGTTGTTGATAAGGTATAACGTCTATTGTTTCTTTCTGTTAAATCTTCTAATTGAGCGTCTGATGCTGATACAAAGAATCCTAAGTTGTTTGCATCTAGTATACCAACATATATAGTATCACCGTTTTGTATTGGTGAGTAAATTAGTGCGCCGTTGGAGTCGACATCTGTACTACTAATTGTGTTGCCTGTTGCAGGATCTTGTCTTGACCAATTAAGTCCTGTGCCTGCTGTATTGAATACATATGCAGAACCATCTGAACCACGTGTTAACCCGTGTGACGGAATTAGTGCAATACCAGTGTATCCTAAATTATTAATTTGTAAAGATTGAATAGAATCAATTGATTTTGTGTATGACGTAGCTTCTGTAAATTCTGAAGGTACGTTAATTGTTTCACCTGGATCTTGTCTGCGGATATAATTTTTATCACCAAACTTTTTATCAATTACTAAATCATCTTGTGTTAAACTTGTACCATGTACATTGTTAAAATTTGTAACGTCAGTGTTGGTTGTGCCTATGTTAGCAATAGCAACGCCAGCTGCATTCAATGGTCCACCTAGTGTTGGTGATGGGTCAGACTCTAATGAAATAGCATTTAGTTTAAGTATAAGTTTGCCATCTTCGGAAACATTTATACTAATTGTATCGACAGCCGCGGCATTTTCATCACTATCGGAGCCTAATTTTCTAACTTCAATTTCTGTGCCGTCTTGTGATACCATCGGCAAATATGCATCTACGCCATCGCCTTTAAACGGTGTTAAATCGTCGGGTGTGTCAGCAAGTAATGTAAAGGTAATCTGTCCGCCTTTACCTACTACTGCATATATCTCTTGAAAGTTTTCGTTTACCTTACGAAACGACTCTCTAATACTATCACCGGTTCCGTCATTACCTTCAATGCCGATATCTACTTCTTGTCTTGCCATTTTATTTTAGCTCCAAAATTTGTATATTGTCTTCTATGTTGTTGTTAAAATTAATACTCACACCGCAACCGCATGCACTTTGAGCGTTAGGATTGTTAATAACAAACTGTGTTTGAAATACGTCTCTCGAATAATCTATCTCACTACCAAACAAGTACATTAAACTTTCTGCGTTTACTACTAAGTTACCGTTACCTGTATTGATTATTTCGTCGTGAGTTCCAACTTTATCCTTTGCGATCATATCCCATTCGTATTCAAACCCTGCGCAGCCGCCGCCTTTTAAGCCTAAATGTACAGCAAACGTGTCTGGCTGTGCATTACATAATTCATTTACTTTGCTTTTAGCAGATTCTGTTATGGTCAATACGAACATCAATACTCCTGTTTAATATATTTATCGAATAGTTTTATAATCCGAATGTAACTAAGTATATGTATGTTCATTAAAGAATTTATTGTGCAAACCAGGCACGAAAGACAGTCTAAATTGGGTCATACACACCCCTACACACGCAATAAGACGTTTGTTTTGCTTAGATGTGATAACTGTGATACGGAGTTTGATAGGCCGCGAGGAAATATGGATCCAAAGCGACTAAGTAATAATTACTTTCACGTATGTAAGACCTGTGATAGTAAGAAATTTGCACAAAAAAAGGGAGTAGAACGCAAACAAGTTTGGAACATGAGTGCTAGTTCTGATCTCCCTATTAGTAAACTTTAGTCTACGTAACTTGCATTAACATAGCAACAGTCAGGACCTTCTTCTGAGTCTAATCCTTCTTTTGCATGTTCAAATACAGTTTTACACCAATCATCTCTATCGTAGGTGCTTACAACATCAACTATTGATATAGTTTGACCTGTTTCTACTTTAGTAATAGTAGCATTGTACAGTTCTTTAGTAACACCATCAGATATTTCTCTTGTGTTTTCAGATGTTTCAACAGTTAATGTATATTCTCTAGCCATTTATTAATCTTCTTTTTTCCAAATAGTCCAAGCGCCATATGCAATAGCACCGTATGCTACTAAACTTGCGATTGGTTTAAAAATTAAAAATGCTATGCCAGCGCCTATTAATACAGCACCGTCTAGTGTAGTTCTTTCGCCGAGTCTTTTTATAATCCAGTTTTTCATTAGTATTTGTATCCTCCCGGTTTAGTATTTTCTGTTGTTTTCATAGACTTTTTACTTTCAGGTAATTTTGTGTCTTTTTTAAGGTTAATAGGTTGGAATGGTTTCTTGTCAATTCTTAGTCCATCAATCTTTTCTAACGTTAATTTTTCTACCATAATTAGTCTCCTTGTAGTAATATTTATGTAAATACTCTTGTTAATTTATTAAAATGGAGAATTAATATGTTTAATTGGTTACGTAACCTTTTTTCGACCGAAGAGTATAGAGCACCTGAAAAGGCTCCAACTCCTGCTAAGAAAGCAGAAGCCCCTAAGCCAGCAGCTAAACCTGCAGCTAAAAAGGCGACTGTTAAGAAAGCAGACCTTGCAAAGTTAACTAAAGATAAACTTGAAGCATTTGCTAAAAAGGAATTTAAAGTTGATATTGATAAGAGAAAGAAAAAAGCTGACTTAGTTGATGAAGTATTTAAACTATCTAAGAAGTAGAGTTTAAAGAATTTAATCGATCGATACTAGATTCACAGCGAGCCAGTTTACGTTCTAAAACGTTAATTGCGCCTCGCTGTTTTCTTATCTGCTCTTCCAGGCTATTTACATAACGCTGTGTAGGAATTTGTTGTTCTGCGCCATCTTCTGATACCATTACGAAATGATCAACACCTTGTCCTTTAAGACCACCCGCTACGCGGTTAGGATTTTTTGTTGATGCTTTTTCAGGCGTTTTCGAGCTCTGGCTCTTGTTGCTGTACATTGTGTTTAAATAGCTCATAGTGTTCTAATTCCTCTTTGTATTTATATAAGTCAATACTAGCAAGATTCTTCATCTTGGATTCGCACATAATATCTGCGTATGGTAAAAAGCTCAATGCCCAGTCATTGCAACTCTGATTAGGATAGAAGTCACTGTGTGCTCTAAGTTTTGCTTTCTTGTAACCATTTGCTAGTAGTTGTGCCATCTCGGGTTTCAATACATGATCGAAGCCTTCGGGCAAGTGTTCGTTACGACTGTATGAATAATGTATCACAGGTCGTTCACCACGCCAGCTATCTATTACACGAGCAAATCTAGAGTCGGTGGGCCTAATGTATTCACCCTCACGGCACCAGTGGTGGTGTATGTCAAGTACGAGAGCGCATGTGTCGACGAGCTCAAGTGAGTGTTCGATACCCCATTTGTTTTCGTCATTCTCGATCGTGATCGTGTTTCTCGCTTCTGGAGAAAGTCTGTGGTCGACTGCATGTTTGATACCGGCTGGACCTTGGCGACCGCTGATGTGTACATTGCACTTAAAGTCTTGGAACTTCTTGCCGTATCCCATCCAGCGTATGACATCGGTGTGATATTCAAATTCTTCTATACTCCGTTCTACTATTTCTGGATTATCCGAAGCAAGGACCGTAAATTGGCCCGGGTGCATCGAGAGTCTAACATCGAGGGCTCTTGCTGTAGCGCCGACTTTTGCAAATTCTGTTTCACAGTATGCACGAACGTCAGGCTTACGCCAATAATAAGACCACTCATGCTGGGTATAAACAGGAAGTACATCACTACCAAGTCGGACCATTCTAAGTTGGGGAGGAAGACTTCCCACATATTCAATCAACCTTTTGTATGACGCAATGTTGTGGACCATAATGTCCCACAAGCGTTCTTCAGCAACATCACGTGTTTGCCTGTTGAGCCACTGTACTGTTGTGCTTTTAGTATTTAGCGGGCGTTGAATTTCTTCTAATAGTTTCTTCTTCTGTGTTTGGTCATCATGCATGTACTTACATGCAAAGCCTATACGTTTAAGATTGTTCATCTAGTAGTTTCCAAGTTTCTTTGTAGTTGTTTACATTATAGCACGATCCTAACTTGTTGTCAATGATCATTTTACTCAAAGGATAGTCATTTCCTGCTTTGTCCATTCTATCGCCAAAGAAGTGTAGTTCATCATTATGTTTAAAATCATCTAGTATTTGACTTTTGTTATAACCTTTAGGAGCAATATCAATGCCTGTTTCGCCACCTGGGCGAGCTTCTAGTTCAGGAAACAATTTGTTAAACGACTTTGCTATTTTGTTTCGTTCGTCTTCAAATGTATCATATGCTACATACCTTGCACGTTCTTCTGTATTAGCATTGCGGCCTACTATACTGTAATTTACCATACCCGGACGATGTTCAAAGTGTAAGCCCGAACGTATCGTAAACGGACTTTCTGTAAGTTTGATGCTTAACCATTCGTGTGCATCTTCAGGAAGTATCCAATGCGATGCTCTTATGTGTGTTTTACCTTCCCAGACATCACAGCCTGAACAGTTGTACACACGTTTTACTAAGTTGTATGTTGGTTCAGTAATTTGTTCTACTGTTTTAGACTTGTCGCTACCTGTAACAAGGTACACATTATTTACTAAACAAAATGTATTAAAGAACGCTCTAAACTGCAAGTCCATTTGTCCACGACTTGGTGTAAGTGTTCCGTCTACATCAAATATAAAATGCTTTTCTATTTCCAATTTTCTATCACCCATGGGTCTTGGCAATTCTCTGGATTAGGATCTCCATGAAAAACGCATACACAACATTCTACTCTAGGTACAACATTTTCTATTTCTTTAAATGTTCTATTACCTCTTACTCCGCCCGGAGCAAAGTCTTTAGATCTTCTAACTTCCCATTTCCAACTTTGTGTCCAACTGTCTGGATACAACATTGCCCCTTTTGTTTTGTGCGTAACATCATACAAGTAGTCTTGATCGCCAAAGAATAACTTTTGGTAGCTCTTTGGGTCCTTTTGATACTTGTCCCATACAAAGTCTAGTTCGCCTGTTTTAAATTTAACAACACTACTGTTGTACTTTTGATATCCTGGACGCATTGCTCTTGTGTAGTCTCTTACTGTACACCAATTATTAGGTTGCCAAGTTAGCAACTTATCTAAGTTGCCGCTAATAACAACATCTAAGTCTAGATAAAGTATAGTGCCTTTAATAGGCAAGTCTTTTGAAAACATGTAAGGCTTACACCACCAGCCAGCAAGGCCACTAGGTAAAGTTAATATTTGAATATTGGGGTCTAAGCCCATTGGATCGTCTGTAAGACAAGCAAACTTAAAGTCCAGCGTACAATGACGCTTACACATATTGTATAACTTGTTTACATAGTCAGGACTATATTTTGTGCCATGTTTCAAACACAAAATATAATAGTCCTGCGGAATAGTAGCTAAGTGTCTTTGGGCTTTTGCTTCTCTACGCTCTGCCTTTATTCTTAACCACTCTTCCTTAGTATAGTGACTTTTATCAATCTTTGCCATCGGCAACAGACATCTTTTGAGTTGTGTATGGAGTATAGATTGCTGAGTTTGCGCCATGCTCTGCACACTCTGCACTTTCGCACCAACAACGTCCGTCACTAATTTCTCTAATAAGTTGATCAGCAAACTTCCATGCGTGATATGCAAACTTCTCACAACCAACACCGTCAAAAGTTCTAATTTCTGCTAGACCTTTTTCTTCTAGTGCTTTAAATGTTTCTAGTTCTGGATCTGCAATATCAATTGCTGTCTTATGATCAAAACTATCTTCAAGCCAAGCCTTTAACGGTTTCAATCCACCAAAGTCAACAGCCCAGTTTTTTTCGTCTAGGTCTGAACACCCAAACACAAATTTAAACTGTAAACTATAACCATGAAGTAAGTGACAATGTGAATGCATTGCTTTTGGTTGACGGAACACCGCTGATAGTCCGATGTTGTGTCCATATGTTTTTGTACTGTAATATGCCATAATAATTTTCTCCTATAAAACGGCGGAGTATTTAAAGAGGGTCGACGTGTAAGTCCTCATTGTTTAATTATACGATATATTACTTAGTTTGTCAAGAGAAACATTAGGGTAATTCCAGGCTTTTTGCATTTTTTCATGTAATTCATACACTACAAAGTTAGTTTTTGCATAACATTCAAATACTTTGCCTATTTGATGTATCCAGTAACGAGGATCTACAGCACGTTTATCTGCTCGATCATAGTTTCTAGTGTCTTTGTATATGTTGTTTACTTTTGATGTACTACTGTATTGATCAAAGCCTATCAAATGAACAGTTTCATTTTTTGCCTTTTGAGCGGCAATAAGGACAGCATAAGGACCACTACCCCATTGAAATGGTTCGTCCCAACGTTCTTCGCCTTTGTAGGGCAAGTCAGGTAGTTGTCTTATGTTAGTGTGTTTCTTGTACCTTGGAAACCAGTCATACCTAGTATAAACTCTAGTGTCTTGGTTAACGCCTCTTTCAATAGATTCTTCAACCATACGTTTGTCTACACAAACAAGGTGATCCATTTTATAGTCTCTCATAATTGCATTACACCCTACCTTAGGGCCATAACAAAGTGAGACATCAAAGCCTTGACGGCTTTCGCCGTTTCCGAATACGTACATGTAATTATTTAGTTTTAAGGTCTTTGTTTAACTTACCTATCTCATTTTTAAGTTGGTTAAAGTTTTGTTCGACTTGTGTAGTCATGTCTATCATGTAAACAATTTTAGTAATTGCCCACCACCACCAAAATACACTAGTGGTTACAAAAGTGACTACTACAGCAATACTAGTTGCTCCTAGTATTGTATCTGAGCCTATTAAAATTTCGCCTATAAGAACTGCCAATGCAACGAACGGTGCCGTCCATGCTGCATATGACCAGTATGATGCCTCACGCAATGTTTTATCAATTTTTTTCATAATACTCCCTTTCTAAAATATAAACTATACTTTAGCATTATTATTTATTTGGGTTCTTTGGAAAGTTATGCAGTAATATTTCTATGAAGAAATTTGCCCAAAGGGCTTCCATTCTCCAGGCGTGCCTTCTCTTATGCACACCCAACCTATATAACCTGTAGGTTTAGGATCATCATTCCAAACAATATCGCCTTTACGGTATTGTCCTTCTGTTGGTGTTCCTTCTCCTACTTGAAACTTTTTATTTTCAAATCTTATAGGTCCTGCAGTTGCAAAACTAGTATCGTCTGCAACTTGGTTTACACCTACGCCTAATTTGCCGTGGACAGTAACTTTTGCACTGTCTCCGCCTTTAGTTCCGAAGTGTACTTTACCATTTGCTGATAACGTAATGCGGGGAGTATCATCTGTGATGATTTCTAAATCGTGTGTTGTGTATGTACCGATCCTAACTTCAGGTTGATCTACATCTACAACAAATTCTGAATCAAAGCCCATTACACCTATTGCACCGTTTGGTGCATCTGTGCCTAAGCCTAGTCGGTCTGCATCAGCGTTCCAGAATAAATGCTGACTCAATGACATATTACCTTTTACTTTAAGTTCGTTTAATACGCCAAGTTGTTTTAAACTACTTGTCTTTACATCAGGACCTAGTGAGTCCTTGTTTAACACATAGTTGCCGTTTACAAAGTATGCAGCATCTGCATGTAGATCAATAGCATCACTACTCCAAAGTCTATCTGGATTAGGTCTATATACAAGTTGTTTAGTTGGTCCTTCCTTTTGGACCCAAAGCAATCCTTTATTGTAAATGTTGCCGTCAGCATCATTAAACTCTAATGGTCCAGAACGTTCGTTTCTGACATCTGCTGTAACTTCATCAACATGTAGTTTCTTAGCATATATTTCGCCATCAACTTTAAGATCGCCTGATACGTTAGTTTCGCCGACTAATGTTTCTACATCAATAGTATCAGTAACAATGCCATCATCGTTTACAAATACAACTAGTCTGCTGGATTCGTCTTTAATACCTGTGCTTGTGAACTTCGTTATAGTTCCACCTTGAATTAAATCTCCACTAAGACTGTTAAGTGCTAGTTTCGATATATCAGGCGTTTGGTCAACTTCAGCGAGTGCGTTGACTACTTCTGCTAGTATTGGTAGTCCGTCTACAGCTATGCGAACTTTATTGGGATCTAATTGCTTCATGTAAGTATTTATCAGATTACCTTGAGTAGTATGATTTCCGCATTAATGCGTCCATTCAATTTTGTGTCCGTTGTTTTGATATCATCAAGGTACTTACGTAGTGCTACTTTACCAGCAGATTTGAACTCTTTTAGTTGTTCTTCTGGCTTACGTAGTGTTTTCTGTATGCTTTCATCTTCATGATAACCTATGATTGTAGTGCCTTTTACTTGTAGTCCACTACCTGGGCGTTGCATCTTTTGCGGATCAGGGTCTTTAGCAACATACTTGCCTATCTTACGTGTTTTACTGTTAAACACCCAAAGCTCGTTTGCGTATATAATGTCTGCAGGATTAATACTAACAAGTCCGAACTTATCATCTTGCTTCTTAAACTTGAGCTTTTGTACTAATTTTTCAGCACTGTACACTTTAGCCTTACGTGGCCTACGTGTTGCTTTTGCACTTTCAATAACCATGTCACATGATGTCATTATCTTTTCTAATGCTTTGAGCAATAACGCCATTTGTTTCTTAGATCTATGATCGTAACCTTCTTTAAGTTGTGCCCACATATCAGCTTCTTGCTCATCCATCTTCTTTAGTTTTGCTGGTGTAGGCATATTGTGCCATTCAACTACTTCATCTATTTCTGCTTTATAGATGTCTTTAATTTTTCTAGCATGTGCTTGTGACACTTTCTCTTTAATAAAGTGTACATTAATATCTAAACTGTCTATTTTAAAATCGTCTGGATCATTAATAAATCCGTCTAGCCAAAGATCAATAGCTTCGCATGTCACATGAGCCTGCATCAGAATACGATCTTGAATCGTTAGTACTGGCTTTGCAAGAGTCTTTGCTTCTACTTCTTGTTCTTCTTTTTTCTCTGCTATTACTGTTTTACCAATTTCAATACATTTAGCAATAGAGTTACGTAAGAATCTATCTACACCACAAGTTAGTTCTCCACTAGTGCCCGGCAAACTTAGCCAGTGATCTGCTTCTTTCTTGTTCAGTCTAGGTGCACCTTTGGTATCCATTCGTGCTACAATGCCTGCTGTAACACTTAACGCATTATTGGGTGCGGCTTTAACAGCCTTAATATCGTCTTTAGAATATTCATTGTCAGTCATCCACTTAGGAACGTTAGCATACAAGTCTACTGGCTTGAAATGCTCGTAGTACCAAGAGTGTACATACCGACGATGTCTATGTAGTGCTTCGCCTGTCCATTCTTCCCAGCCTTCCCAATCCGGCTCTTTAAGTTTGGCTCCTCGTTGTATACGTGGTGCGGCCCTAGGCTTCTTTCTTTTAGTTTTTGGCAATGCCATTTTTCTAGTTCTCCAAAAATGCTGTTACAAAAAGTATATATGCTTTAACGCAAAAAGTCAACTGTTTATTAGTCTTAAATATGTTAAATGCTTGTCTTCAAACAGTCCTGTTACTTTTACTTTATATCCCATTGAGTGATCATCAGGGTAAATGTGGTATTTTAACTCATTACCGTGTTTCATTGCCCACTTGCCTTTTGGAGTCTGTTGCCATTCGTATATTGCGGGCGAAACGTAAAGGTCGGGGTCTTCCACATCCCCCATTGCAAAGGTGTGTAAGACAAGCCGTTCCATTACTTAGATAGGTCTTTGATGATTTTTTGTTGTTCGTCTTTGAAGTCTTGATAACGTGAACGAACTATGTCTTGCGTAAGATCAATAAAGATTAATACTGGTGCAAGGAAAAATAAATCTTCATGAACAAATATGGCACCTAAAATTGCAATCGCGAAATATGCTAACATTCGTTTTGAATAAGGTTGCATATCAGTGAAGTTCCATTTAAGGAAGTACATAATCTTTTTCATTATATCTTCTCTCCGGGCTCAAAGCCTCTAAAAGTTTTAAATCTTGGAAAGCGTAAACTATATGTTCCGTCTTGATTTTGTGTAATAGCGTCAGCTCTTACTTCTACAAGTTGACCTGTGATACTAGTGCGACTATTCCAAAAGTCGTCACGATTAGCATCAGTAAAGCCACTACCGACATTAACATTAATTTTCTTTCCGTCATCAACTCCTTCACAAACAAATGCACCAAGTCGACCTTCATTTCGTCCTGTTCCTTCTTCGACATTTTTAACCTCTAATGTTACCTCAATGAACGGCTTTGCTTTAAGCCATGCATGAGTTCGTTTACATTCATAAGGAGCATCAACGTCCTTAATCATAACTCCTTCGTAACCACCGTCTACAGCCGCTTTATTTAACGCTACAAAGCGTTCTTGGCCTTCAGGTGTGTCCAAGTCAACATCTTCCCAATCCAACGCTTGTACGTGCTCTAAGACGTCTGCATGGTCTTCTACCCAATGCTTGGTAATTTGACTTCTAAAGCTCTGTGGCTTATCCCAACTACCAGCATTAAAACATCCTAAGGGAATAGTATCAAACAAATGCAATACAGCATCCGTAGTTTGCTTACCATCTTTACGATGTACTTGTTTCATAAGGTCTTGGAAGTTAGCACTCATTACCTCTCCATCTAATACTAGAGGATAAGGTACAGGGTGGTCTTTAATTACTGTTTGTATTTCTTCAATGATGTGTCCGAAGTTGTGAAACTGTTTACCATTACGACTAAACATTTCTACTTTGTTGTCACGGATGATAGTAATAACTCTTACACCATCTAGTTTGATTTCAATTTGTTTCTTACCAACCATCTTCTTTTCATGCTTGGCTGAGTCATGTGCTAGGCTACATGTAAACACAGGAACAGTACCTGGTGCTACTTTGTTAACAGTCCTTTCGCTCATTCCGCATCGTAAGTCTTTAATTAAGATACGTCTGTAAAAGCCATTCCACTGTTCTGTAGTAGCAACACCCATTGCAAGTTCAATTGCATCACGTGCCGCATGTCCTGTTAGTTCACGATTGGCAAGTTTATCAGCAAGCTCTTTAAACACTGGCCACGAAAGACCTTGTCCGGTTAGTACGTCTGAACGCTCAGGTACTTGCTTAACACCAAAAGTAACAAGAGCATCAAGTGCCATTGTAATACCTTCAAAAAACTCTGGAACACCTTCTTCAAGTGCTTCTTTTAGAATTGCTTGTTTAGCCAGCTTACTATTGTCCGCTTCTAACTTAGCGATTATATCTTGTGGTTGTGTTCTCATATTTGTTTGCCCTCTGTTCCTGTTACTAAGTACATTTTCTTTATTATAGCATCGACATCAACGGATGTCAAGAAGCCTTTTACCGTATCATTATCATTAGTAATGCCAGGTAGTTCTTCTTGAAAATCACCTTTGTATACAGCGATTTCATACAGTCCTTCTTCACCGCCATATGAAACTTCGTTCTTTACAATACTTAACACGTATCCGCCAAACTGTACTTTTGATTGTATTCCTATTGGATTTATTGTTTGAATAAACTCTAAGTCTTTATATGCTGAAATCATAATCCATTGCCCTTTCTACTCTTTCGTTAATGCCTGTACTGTGCTTACACTTACCTCTAAAAGTAAAGCCAGTACAGTCACATGTAAAACCTTTGTCTGTAAGTTCTACACTATATTCATTATCTTTAGAACCTTTTACAGGCCAAACAGTACCTACCATCCAATGACCTTTAGGCTTGAAATAAGCAGGCTTCAAATACTTCTCTTGAAACTTACTCATTTCTTCACCTGGTTCTTTGCTATTGTAACCAACTTAGGATCTGCTTTTGTTAATACTTCTAACAACAAACGCTTTTCTTCTAAGTACAATTTTGCAAACTTAGGGTCATGTGCAACAATACTTTCAGTGTTGTCGATCATGTCTGCTACTTTTACAGTTTGTACATCAGCTGGTGCTTGGCTAAGTCTAACACGGTCCTGTGCCTTACGTGCTTTACGATTAGGACCACCTTCTACCTTTGGTGGATCACTTAACGCAACAACCATGTCTGCAACTTCAACGCCAAATGCTTTCTGGATGTCTTCTTTAGTGATATGAGTATCTTCAATGACATCGTGTAACAACGCAGCCGCCAACACTCTCTCGTCTTGTACGACTGTGCTTACAAGGTTCATTACTCTGATGGGGTGTGTTACGTATGGTTCGCCGGTGTATTTACGGAGTTGTCCAATAGCACCGTGTGCCGCAGTAGCGAACAACTTTGCTTTTTCAACTAATGTCATGTGTGCCTCTATCTGTTTGCCTAATTTATGTATATATTATAGCAAAGAAATAGAGTCTTGTCAACCGGTTTTGGAAGAAAAATGGTGGAGCCGGAGGGGATCGAACCCACGACCTATTGGTTGCAAACCAATCGCTCTCCCTACTGAGCTACGGCCCCACTCTAAAAATGGAGCTCGGAATAGGATTCGAACCTACGACCTGAGGTTTACAAAACCCCTGCTCTACCAACTGAGCTATCCGAGCGTTAACTACTTTACTTATGAAACAGCGCCTGCATCTGCTACAGGTCCTGAATCGTCTTCATCACTTACTGCTTTTGTTGCTGCAATGTCAGCGGCTGTAAACTTTACGTCTTTGCCTGCAAGTTTCATTTCAAGTTCTGCATTTAGTACTTTAGCAAGACTACCTGGTCCTTCCCAAATGTCATTCATTACTTCGTTGATCTTATCCAACGGAATACGTCTGACTCTGTACTGTCCGAAATGGTGTTGTAGAAAACCTAGCAATACTTCAGGAATTTTACGATGATCTGTAAACGCCCATGTTCCGTTGAAACCGTTTACAGTATAAGGATTATCAATGTCCTTATTCATCTTTTCAATTCTATCTTGGGTAATACCTTGTATATCTAACATAACTTCTCCGAGTGTGTTTAAAAAGTATATTATACTATCAATTGGTCGGTGTGTCAACCTTTCTGCTGTGGCGGAGAGTGAGGGATTCGAACCCTCGATACGTTTCCACGTATGCACCCTTAGCAGGGGTGTGCTTTCGACCACTCAGCCAACTCTCCGTTTAATAAGTATACTCCCAGTTTATCAGCCTGTTGCATCAGCTATACTGTATGCAGAGTATACTTAACTTGGTAGCCCGTAGGAGAATCGAACTCCTGTTGCATGGATGAAAACCATGTGTCCTAACCACTAGACGAACGGGCCAAATTATTTGGCAGGCGTGTAAGGAGTCGAACCTTAGCTTGCGGTTTTGGAGACCGCCGTGCTACCATAACACTTCACACCCAATGTAACTAATATACAGTCAACCTTCTTTAGTGTCAACCACTTTTTCTACTTTAGTTACTCTTTCATACTTAAAACTTCTCCACCCATTTGCATTAACGTCCCATACAGTAACATTGCCTTCTTTACTAGGCTTGTCTGACTTTGGATGATTGGCTTCTGGAATGACATCAAACGACTTCGTACATGTCATTACTCTTTCGGCACCATCAAGTTTGTTAAATGTTACAACAAGTGTTGTTTCTCTAAGAGTTTTGTTTAGATCTTCCTCTGTAGGAATACCTTTCT